CCTAAAGATAAAAATTCACAAGGATTTAGAACTAAACATCATTTAGGTAGGTCTAAATATCCTCTTATTACAAAGTTTGAAAAGTTTAATAAATAATAGGGGCTGTAGCTCAGTTGGGAGAGCGATTGGTTTGCATCCAGTAGGTCGGAGGTTCGAGCCCTCTCAGCTCCACCAGGATTAGATTATGAATATTTTAGAAGAAAGAGATAAGAAATTTAATAAAGTAATGACAAAAACAAAAAAGATGTTAATGAAACATCAACCTGATCCTTTTGAAGAATACAGAACAGAGCTTAATGATTTTTATGAAGGCATTCAAAAAAGATATAAGTTTCCAAATGGATATGGTGCTAGTGTTATATGTCATAAGGGTAGCTATGGTAGTCACCTAGGACTTTGGGAATTAGCTGTAGAACTACATGGCATTATAGTTTATGATACAGCAATATGTGCAGATGTAATTGGATATTTAAAAACAAAAGAAGTAAACAAACATTTAAAAGCTATAAAAGAATTATGAATGATTGGTTAGAAGATAATATAGTAGATGAAACAAGAGTTGAAGTTAAACCGCTTACAACTGATTTCTGGCCGCGTAACAATTATGGTCTATTTGCAAATAGATCGTATAAAGAACATGAATTAATTCTTTCATTGAGAGGTGAAATAAGAGAAGAACCAACTAAAACTTCAATTCAAATGTTTGAGAATTTACATATAGAAAACTTTATGGCAGGCAAAATAAATCATCATTGTAATCCAAATACAGAAATTGAATTTGATAACGATGCGAAGATTTTAGTCTATGCATTAAAAGATATTTTGTATGGAGAAGAACTTACTTTTGATTATGAAACAACAGAATCATCAATGGCTGAGCCGTTTAAATGTGTTTGTCATGGTAAATGGATTAGAGGAAAAGATTATATATAATGGAAGAATTGTGGTTAGGTGATTGCCTAGAGGCAATGAATAAAATAGAAGAAGGTACAGTAGACTTATTGTATTGTGATTTACCTTATGGAACAACACAATGTAAATGGGATACAGTAATAGATTTAGATGAATGGTGGAAATTAGTTTGGAAAATATCGAAACCAAATGCTGCAGTTGTATTACATGCTGCACAACCTTTTACAACAACTCTAATTAATTCTCAAATAGAATTTTTTAAATATGAATGGATTTGGGAAAAATCAAAAGCAACTGGTTACTTAAATGTTAAAAAACAACCAATGAGAGCACATGAAAGTATTTGTGTTTTTTATAAAAAGCCTCCAGTATATAATCCACAAATGGCACCAGGTGATGCATATGAAAGAGGAACTGCATTAAGAGATACTGCAGTATATGGAAGTCAAGTAGCAGTAGAAGTAAAGTCAGAAGGAGGAAGATATCCTAGATCAATACAATATTTTAGAACTGCTGAAAGTGAAGGGAAACTTCACCCTACTCAAAAGCCTATAGCTCTTGCTGAATATATAGTAAAAACATATACTAACGAAGGTGATCTTGTATGTGATCCTACAATGGGAAGTGGAACAGCTTGTCTAGCAGCAGATAATTTAGATCGTAGTTATATAGGAATTGAGTTAGATAAAAAGTATTATAAGATAGCTCAATCAAGACTTAAATATTTCTTATGGGAAGAAATTCATTATGAAAAATAAAACAAATCCAGTAAAAAAGAATATGGATAAATTTCATAAGCCGCGTACGCATAAAGATAAGACAAAGTACGATAGAAAATCTGAATCAGAAATAATGCAAGATGAATTAGAACCAATTTGGCATCCAACAGAATATGATGAATCAGATGATATTGAAGATGCAAAGAGAATTACTCCGCCACAACCAGAAAAAACTTTTCAACCTTTCAATGGTGGTAAAGGCGGATAAAACTTGACAATACAGCAATTGCTGTTATAATAGATATATGAGTGAAAAAATTGATTATAAATTTAGTGAAGATATACTAATTGACGAGCTTGAACAATATATATCAGAAACATATAGTCAACACTATAACAAAAACAAATTTCAAGCTACGGAATTTATTATTGACGGTGGACATGGAGAAGGCTTCTGTATAGGAAACATTCTCAAATATGCTCAGCGTTACGGTAAAAAAGATGGTCATAATAAAAACGATCTTATGAAAGTTTTACATTATGGCATAATTGCACTTCATGTGCATAAATTAAATAATGAGGAAAGTGAAACCAATGAATATAAGTCCAGAAACTCTTAATATATTAAGAAATTTTTCAACAATCAATTCAGGGTTGACAGTTAAAGAAGGAAACGAACTGAAAACTGTATCAGCCATGAAAAACATTTTTGCAAGAGCAATAGTGTCTGAAAATTTTGATAAAGAACATTCAATTTATGATTTATCAGAATATCTCGGAGCTGTATCTTTATTTGATACTCCAGATTTTGAGTTCAATGCAGAAAAGGTAACTGTTTCAGAAGGCAACAATACAGTTCAGTATTATTATGCTGATCCACAAATGGTAATATCTCCACAAAAAGATATTAACATGCCTGATCCTGAAATTAGTTTTGATATTGATGAAGGTGTTTTAGACTCATTACTCAAGGCTTCTTCTGTTTTATCATTGCCAGACATGGTATTGTCTAGTGATGGTTCCACAGTTGTTCTAACTGTTAAAGATAAAAAGAATTCAACATCTAATGTCTTTAGTAAAACAGTAGCTCAAGGTAATGGCTCTACTTACGAAATGTTTTTAAGAATGGAAAATGTCAAAGTGATACCAGGTGATTATACAGTTTTTGTATCATCAAAAGGTATTGCACAATTTACAAACAGGCATCAAGCCGTAGAATACTTTATAGCATTAGAACCAGATTCAAATTATAACGAAGGTTAGTAATGAGAGAAGAATTTCTATGGGTTGAGAAATACAGACCTAGAAATATTTATAATTGCATTCTGCCAACAGAAACAAAAAAGATATTTTTAGACTTTGTAGATAACAAAGAAATCCCAAATTTATTATTGTGTGGAACTTCTGGTGTCGGTAAGACAACAGTAGCTAAAGCATTATGCAATGAGTTAGAAGCAGATTTTATTCTTATCAATGGATCAGAAGAACGAAATATTGATACATTAAGAGTTAAGATAAAACAATTTGCTTCAACAATATCATTACAAGGTGGTCCAAAGATTGTTATTTTAGATGAAGCTGATTATCTTAACCCACAATCAACACAACCTGCGCTTCGAGGATTCATAGAAGAATTTTCAAAGAATTGTAGGTTTATTTTTACTTGTAATTACAAAAACAGAATTATACAGCCACTGCATTCAAGATGTAGTGTAATAGATTTCACGATTGAAGGTAGTCAAAAACCACAGATCGCGAATCAAATATTTCAGAGAATCCTGCAAATACTTACTGATGAAAATATAGATTATAATGAAAAGGTAGTTGTAGAAGTAGTTAATAAGTTTTTCCCCGATTTCCGAAGGATGTTGAATGAGATACAAAAGTACTCAGCTTCAGGAAAAATAGACAGCGGGATTCTCGCCAATTTAGATGATGAAAGTTTAAACGAATTGTTAGGCTTCGTCAAAGGAAAAGAATTTTCTAAAATGAGAAAATGGGTCGGCTTGAATATTCATAATGATCCACAAGCAATTTATAGAAAGATATACGATAGTTTTTTTACAAAAATGGAAAACAATAGTGTTCCACAAGCTATTATTATCTTATCTGATTATACATATAAGTCAGCTTTTGTAGCTGATCAAGAGTTAAATATGGTAGCATGTTTAACAGAGTTAATGATGGAGTGTAAAATTAAATGATATATCAATCAACAAAATATTTTAAAGAGATAGGGCCATGTGCTTATCGTAATCATAAGTCTGATACAGACTGTTATCTACTACATGGCTATTGTAGATCATTTAAATTTGTATTTGGGTGTAAGAATTTAGACAGACAAGGTTTTGTAGTTGACTTTGGGGGATTGAAAGATGTTAAAAGACAATTACAAGAATGGTTTGATCATACAGTTATTCTTCAATCTGATGATCCTTTAATTTCTACATTTAGACAATTAGATGAACAAGGCCAATGTAAATTACAAACATTTCCTTTAATCAGTAGTGAAGGGTTAGCTGAATGGGTTGGAGAATATGTTGATTCAATTCTTCAAGAAAAATATAAAGGTAGATGTTGGGTTATTAGTAGTGAACATATAGAAGCAGAAAAGAATAGTGCTATATATTATCCACAAGATAATCCAGATAGACTTGATTTTGAAACATTAGTTGAAGTCAATAAAGAAATTTTAAGAGGAGACTTACCAATATAATGCTATATTCAGAAATATTTAGAAGCATACAGGGAGAAGGTGTTTACACAGGAGTTCCAACTGTATGGTTAAGAATGTTTGGCTGTAATTTAGAGTGTAATGGATTTGGACAAAAGGATCCTACCGATCCTGATACTTATATTTTACCTTATAAAGATATTGATTTAATTGATGTAAAACAAATTGAAGATTTACCTGTATTTCCTTATGGCTGTGATTCATCTTATTCTTGGTCAAAGAAGTTTGCTAAACTTCAAAGAAAAGGTGAACCTGCAGAAGTGGCAAAAGAATTATATGATATGATGTACGATAGTAAAACTCATATAGCTTTTACAGGTGGTGAGCCGATGATGAAAGCTGCACAAAAGAATATTGTAAAAGTTATTCACGAAATAAAAGAATTATTTAAAGCTGAGAATGAATGGGGTTATTATGGAGAAAAATATGATAATGCAATTACAAACATTACTTTTGAAACAAATGGTACAAGACCTATAATAGATGAATTAAGAAATAGAATTATAGCAGACAGTATTGCTGGTGTTGAATATTTCTTTTCAGTAAGTCCAAAGATATGGAGTACAAGTGGAGAGAAAGATAGAATATGTCCTGATATTGTAAAAGGATATCAAGATGCTTGTGGAAGGTTTAATCAATACCAAGGCTCTAAAGACCCACAAGGTCAATTAAAATTTGTATGTAATGGAACAGATCAATCTTGGGAAGAAATAGAAGATGCAATAGCATCATTCAGACATTCTGGAGTCATGTATCCGATTTGGATTATGCCAGTAGGAGCGACAGAAGAAAGTCAAGATGAAATAGCTGCAAAGATAGCTGAACAAACAATGAATAGAGGATACAATGTAGCAGCTAGAGTTCATTGTTATATTTGGGGAAATGAGATAGGAAGATAATATGTTTGTAAATACTTTATATGGTCCAGAAGAAGTAGAGAGTAAGGTTTGTTCAAAATGTGGTAAGGAAAAATCCTTATCTGAATTTACTTTTCGAGAACCAAAAGTTGGTAAATCATACAGAACAGAATGTAAACAATGTGCAAATGAGAAAAATAATTTAAGATTAAAGTTGATAAAAGAGAATCCAAAGCCAGTCGATCCAAATTATAGCTGTCTTATTTGTAATAAAACGGAAGAAGAATTAAAAAATAATAACAAGTGGAATGATAGATCGGTTTGGACTCTTGACCATGATCACACAGATTCTACTTTTAGAGGGTGGATTTGTAATAACTGTAATATTGGGTTAGGGAGATTTGATGATGATACAGAACTATTACAAAAAGCAATACTCTACATAGAACAACATAAAAGGAAGATAAAATGACAGAAATGATTACAAAAGGTAAAGAGAAGAATAAAAATAAAACTGTTCTTTTATATAGTGGTGGAATGGATAGTTTAATCATAGATCATTTACTTAAACCAGATGTATTATTAAATATCAGTATGAACTCAGCTTATGATGCTAGAGAAAGAGAATCATTTCCAGATAAAGAAATAATTTTTCTTGATAATGTCATTGATTTGGGTAGATACGAAAGGGACGATGCGATCATTCCAAATAGAAATGCACATCTTGTATTATTAGCTTCTCATTATGGAGAAACGATTTGGTTAGGTTCTGTTTATGGAGATAGATCATTCGACAAAGATGAAGCCTTTTACAGCCACATGACAACATTGTTAGACCATATGTGGTCAGAACAACATTGGACAGAAGAAAGAAAATTTAGTATTAGCTCACCATTTAAAGATAGAACAAAAACACAACTTGTATTTGAATTTCTTGAAATGGACGGAACAGAAGAAGCTTTATTAAAATCATATTCTTGTTATGAAGGTGATGAAAAACATTGTGGACATTGTAAGGCCTGTTTTAGAAAATGGGTAGCATTAGAGAATAATGGAATTATAACAAGTGATGGTTATTTTAAAGAAAATCCATGGGAAGCTCCTTGGTTAGATGAAGTATTACTTCAAATATTCAATGGGGGTTATCGTGGTAGAGAAGATAAAGATATTGTTGCTGCTTTAGAGAAAACAGAAAAATATTCTCTTGTAGACCAATATCGTGAACAATCAAATCATTTATTAAGAGTGAAGGAATATAAATTATGAAAACGGATAGACAATTAGGATTAAAGGTAAGAGATTATCTTATTGCAAATGGAGTAGAAACTCCTGTTGATGAAAATAAATTAAGTAGAGATGAAAAAGTAGAATTGATTGATGCTAGTATGCATACAATTATTCAAGTTTTAGGACTTGATACTCAAGATGATTCAATTAGTGGAACAGCTGATAGAGTAGCTAAAATGTGGGTAAATGAATTATGTTATGGTTTAGACTATAATAATTTTCCTAGATGTACACTTTTTGATAATAAAATGGGATTTGATTCAATGGTTATTCAAAGAGATATAACCTTTCATTCAATGTGCGAACATCATTTTCAAAATATTTCTGGAATGGCTCAAGTAGCTTATATTCCAAATGGTAAAGTTGTTGGATTATCTAAATTAAATAGAATTGTAAACTTCTTTGCTAGAAGGCCACAAGTTCAAGAAAGATTAAATGAACAAATATTTTATGCATTAGAGTATGTTTTAGGAACATCTGATGTAGCTGTGTTATTAGAAGCAGACCATTATTGTGTTAAAGCACGAGGTTGTAATGATCAGAATTCAAGTATGACAACATCAAGACTTGGTGCTGGCTTCTTTGATGATGGTAAATTAAGAAATGAGTTTATGCAATTAGCTGTGAGGAATTAAAGATGAAGTTTGAATATGTAATATCAGGACTAACAATGGGAATAGATGATCTCTATTATAATCCAAAAGTTGCTGCACCATATATTCATCACATGAATCAAAAGATTATAGACATGAATAAAAAATATGATTATCAGAATATGTCTATACTCTTTAATGCTCATACTGAAAGAACACATGGTGTAACTATGAATGATACAATGAATCATTCTTGGCATAGAATCTTTGCTGACTCTGGTGGATTACAATTATCCAGAATGAAAAGTGGGATTACACCAGAAGTAAAAGATAAGATTTATCATCATCAAGCTAAGTATTGTGATGTAGCTATGATCTTTGATGAAATTCCTATTGAATTTGATATGTCAATGACAGGTGGTAATTCTATGAAAGCCGATATTACAGGTAGAAGATTTGTTAGAGAAGATTTAGAAAAGACAGCTATAGCTACTAGAGATAATGTCAAAAGACAAATAGAAGTTTTTAAGAAAGAAGGTTCTAGAGCTAAAATCATGTTAATATCACAAGGTCAAGATGTTGATTCTTGGAGAAAATATATTGAAGTTATTTGTGATGGATTAGATGATGAAGAAATAGAAACAATGTGTACAGGAATATCTCTTGGTTCACAATGTAATGGTAATCACTTTGCACATAGAATGGAAATGATATATGCAGCAAGAGAGTATCAAGTACCAGATTCATTAAGAAAGAACATACATTTACTAGGCGTAGGCAATCCAAATGCTCTCATGCCGTTCATAATCAGTCCTAGGTACTTTGATTTCATAGATAACTTGTCTTATGATTCTAGTTCACATGCTTCATCTTGGTTTTTTTCAAGATATAGAGATAAGAATTATAATCAAATTACATTAGAAGCTCCGTTTAGATCAAAGAAACTATTACAAGATATTGTTGATAATGATTTGAGACCTGTAATTGATGATATTTTAAATGATCATAGAGAAGCGTTTGCAGAGTTTGGTGTAACTGATTCTGATTTTATTATTAATGAATCTACGAAATGGTCAGTTCATAATAAAGATAAAGAAAGAAAATTTATTAGACCTGGTGGAGAAGATGCTTATAGATTATTAGTTTGGTATTGGGTTACAAATACAGTTCAACATTTCATGGACGAATTAAATAGAAGAAAAGTTAAACCACATGATGAAACTGGTTTATCTAGTATCAATAATTATGAAGAATTTACAAAATATTGGTTGCCAAGACAAAGAGCTCCACAAAAAGTGAGAGAGTATTGGCCAAGTAGGTTAGATGTATAGAAAAGACGATAAAATTTATTATGATTGGATTGATTATCAACATGATATGCATGAAGTTGGAGCTTTAGAATTTGATCATGTAGTTGGAATATATAGAGGTAGTGTAGGAATGGCTGCCCATGTATCAAATGTGTTTGAAGTACCTATGTCTATTGTAGGTTTACAGACCAGAGATGGAGCAGATAAAATGCCATATCCAATATATAATATATTAAATGAAGATACAAAAAGAATTTTAATTGTAGATGATATTTACGATACAGGTTTCACTATGAATAAAGTAATTAAATTAGTCAAGTATTGGCAACCAAAAAGTGAAGTATTTGGTTTTTGTCTTTTCGGAAAAGACAATGATATTAATGTTTCTTGTGCTAATATACATGATGGTTCCTGGATAGTTTTTCCTTGGGAGACATTAGATGAATCCGTTTGATTTTGTTAAATCTATAACATATACAAAAGAAGATATAATGAATGACTTGAATGAGTCAGAGTATGAATCTTATTTAATTAATCGTGCTCTTTCTTATCATCAAGATTGTCTTTTATATGCTAATGAAATGAATCGAAGATTTGAACTTTCAGCTCGTTTACAATATCATTATTTACTAAATACAATTAGAAAACGAAAAAGGTTTGCCAAATGGATTAAACCTGAAAAGATTGACGATTTGAATGTCGTTATGGAGTATTACCAAATAGCTCGAGCAAAAGCAGAAGAATATTTATATATTTTATCAGATAGAGAAATCGAGTATTTAAGGAAAAAAATGAATAAAGGTGGAGTGAAATGAGTTATGACATAGATAATATGTTAGAAATCTCTTTCAAAGAAAATGATGACTTTCTAAAAATTAGAGAGACATTAACAAGAATAGGAGTAGCGTCTAGGAAAGACAGAACGCTTTATCAATCTTGTCATATTCTTCACAAAAGAGGTAGATACTATCTGGTTCATTTTAAAGAATTATTCGCATTAGACGGAAAAGAATCATCAATAACAGAAAACGATATAGCTAGAAGGAACGCCATAGCTAAATTGTTAGAAGAATGGGAATTACTTTCCATTGTCAATGCATCACAAGCACAAAGTCCTTTAGCCCCAATGAGTCAGATTAAAGTTCTACCACACAAAGAAAAAGATGAGTGGAACCTAGTCGCGAAGTACAACATTGGGA